TACCAGAGGATCTAAGAAAAGAAGGTTCTTTAATGACCCACAAAGATTTAGCATCTCTAGCTAAAAGCCATGTAGAACTGCAAAAGAAGTTTGGTAAGCGGTTTGAAGATCTTACAGCTGATGAAATAAAAGGTTTAGACAGTAAGTTTGGAGCTCCTGAAACAGCAGAGGATTATGGTATAGAACTTTCAGAAGAATTGAAAGCAGATCCCATCTTATCTGACATAAGCGGAGATTTACTAGAAGCAGGTATACCTAAGGATAAGGGTAAAGCTTTAATGGGTAAAGTACTAGAAAAGATTAATAAGCATAGCGAAAGCCTACAAGTAGAGGCTCAAGTCAAGGCTCAGGAAGAAGTAGAGACTATTAAGAAAGAATTTGGATCTGCCTTCGATGCAAGAAAAGATCTAGCTAATAATGCTCTAAGAGAGTTTGGAGGAGATGAAGTAGTGCAACTATTGAATGATGCAGGACTATCTAATAACCCTGCTATATTTAGAATGTTATCAGAAATAGGTAAACTTACATCCGAGGATAAACCAGTAGGTGCTAAAGAAAGTAGAAACTTTGGTATGACTCCAGCAGAGGCTGCTCAAAAGATAGCAGAATTAAACTCTGATGCAGCATTTAACGAAAGAAGAAGAAATGTAATGCACCCTGGTCATAAAGCAGCTATGGTTGAATATGAAAGACTGTTTAAGATAAAAGCAGGCAAATAAAGAATACTAGTGGGACAAGTTTGTATCACCCCCACTATTTACAGATACCGTTGATACCGTAAGTATTATAACAGCCCCACGTTATGTGGACAAGCACATTGTTAGAAAATATTTTATAAATAACAATTTTAAGGAGGATATATGTCATTAGGAGGCACGTATCAAGATCATTATAAAGATATGTTCAAGGAAACACTTTTGTTGGAAGCACAACAAATGGGTTCAAGACTTGAGCAATCTGTTATGATTGAATCAATGTCAGGTAACAAAACATACTTTGACAAGTTAGGAAAAGTAACTAACTATATTAAAAGTTCTAGAGGTCAAGCTAAGAACTTATCAGATATCACGTTCGAAAGACGTCAAGTTCAAGAAGAATTTGCAGAATTCGATCATCTTATCGATAGAGAGGACTTGATTAAATATGTACAAGATCCAAAAAGTGAAGTTGTACAATCAGCTGTAGCTGAGTTAGGTCGTAGAAAGGATTTAGTTATCCATAACGCACTAGCTGGTAACGCCGTAGTAACCACTGATGGTTCTTCTGCTAACCAAGCATTAACTCTAAGCGTTGCAGTAGACAACCATGATTTCGATTCTGGTTCAGGTGATGTAGCATTGACTAGTGGTAAATTAAAGAAAGCAGTTTCTTTGATCTTAGCTAATCATGGTGCTTCTTCTAACGAGAGACTTATTTGTGTAGCACCTATAGATCAGATTATGAATCTATCTACAGAAAGCGAGCAAATCAGTGGAGACTTCAGAGCTACTAAAGCTTTAGATGGTCCAGGAATCGTTAAAGGTTTATCTGGTTATATGGGTATTGACTTTATTGCTTATGATGAGCAAATTTTAGTTGATGGTTCAGCTGACGAAAGAATATTCTTATATTCTGAATCTGCAATTAAGCTAGGTATTTTTGAGCCTTTGAAAGTTGAAATAGACAGAGCTGTAGAAAGAGCTGGTAACCCAGACATTCTATCTGTTTTTGAAGCTATTGGAGCGACTCGTATGTATGAAGAAAAAGTAGTAGAAATACTATGTAATCCGATTGCTTAATATTAACTTAATTACAGGAGGACTAGAATATGGCAACATATAGTTCAGAGTTTATCACAGATAAAGAAAATCTTGATATACAAAATATCCAGCAAAGAGCTGGAAGAGAAGAAGCTCTAGCCACTACTATTGCACTTGCGGGTGTAGTAGCTGATAATGAAGTAATTGTAATGACTGAAATACCAGTTAATGCAAACATTACTTCTATCAAGATGTGGTCAGATGACTTAGGTACTACTGGAGATTTAAACTTAGGTTTCTATCCAGGTAATATCACACCTTCTACACTAGTTGTAGGTGATGCAATTGATGAGGATGCTTTAGCAACCGCCATCGATGTAAACGCTGCTGCAACTGCAGACGTAGAAGTAAGGTTTGAGGTTAAAGACCACAATACCACTGGAGATTTAGCTTGGGAATTAGCCGGCTTATCTGCAGAACCTGCTTATGGTACATTCTTTATATGCTTTACTGCATCTGAAGCTACTACCGCAGCTGGTGATATCAGCTTAGTTGTACGACATATCGTATAGTTAGCACAGTCCAAGGAGGGGGACTTTAAATACCCTCCAACAAATAACAATTAAAGGAGATGAAAGATGGCAGTATCAGAAGTACAGATATGCAATTTAGCCTTGTCGAAGATAGGAGATGAATTCTCTATCTCGGCTATAGGAGAAGACGGAAGAGAAGGAGAACAGTGTGAATTATTTTTTCAACATACTAGAGACCACATATTACAGAGCCACCCTTGGAACTTTGCTATTGGCAGATCAGCTTTATCGCAAGATGCTACTAGCCCAGCTTTTGAGTATACTAATCAGTTCTTACTCCCCGGAGATTTTCTAAGAGCTTTAAGTTTGTACAATGAACAAGAGCCTTTTAAAATAGAAGGAGATAGACTTCTTACAGATGCTTCAACAGCTAACCTAGTATACATTAAAAAGGTTACAAACACAGTGTTGTTTCCACCTTTGTTTACAGAGATACTAGTAACAAGATTAGCAGCAGAGATGTCTCAGGTTATATCAGATGATAACGCTTTAACAGAAAGGTTATTCATAGAGTCTGATAAAAAGCTTAGAGAAGCTAAAAGAAGAGATGGTCAAGAAGGGACGCCAGACAATATTATATCAAGAGGCCCTACAGATTTTAAGAATGGATTTTTTAAATAATGGCATTATTCAAATTTTTACAAAACAATTTTACGACAGGTCAGTTGAGTCCTCTTTTAGGTAAGAGATCAGATTTCCAAAAGTATAGAGCTGGAGCTAAGACTATTAAGAATTTCCAGATTATGCCACAAGGCGGCACAACAGCTAGGGTAGGTTCTAAGTTTATAGCAGAAACAAAAGATAGTTCTAAAGTGTCTCACTTTATAGACTTTAAGTTTAGTACAGATGATACCTATATGATAGAAGTAGGAGATCTTTATATGAGGTTTTATAAAGATAGTGGATTAATACTGGAATCAGACATAACTATAACTGGTATTACACAAGCTAATCCAGCAGTAGTTACTGTATCTGGTACAGCACCAGCTAATGGAGATCACGTATATATAACAGAAGTAGTAGGGATGACTGAGGTTAATAACTCTACTTTATTTTATACAGTTGCTAACAGAACTGCAACCACTTTTGAGTTACAAGACAGAGACGGAAACAATGTAGATAGTTCAGCATTTACTGCATACAGTTCAGGCGGTGTAGTTAATAAAGTGTTCGAACTTACAACTACATATGTAGAAGCAGATATACCTAACTTAGATTGGACGCAATCAGGAGACGTTATTACTATAGCACATCCAGATTATAAGACAAGAGATTTAACTAGGACATCAGATACAAGTTGGGCTATAGCAGATGTAGATTTTAAAGGGGGGCCTTTCTTACCTTTAAATGCTACAACTACAGTTATTACTCCCAGTGCTAAAACTGGAACTATAACCTGGACAGCTAGTTCAACCGCAGGTATAAATGATGGAGATGGTTTCAAGTCTACAGATGTAGGCAGGCTTATATCTTTCTTTGATCGAGGGGCTTCTAAAACTATTACAGGGATTACACAAGCAAACCCTGGTGTAGTTACTAGTGCGGCCCATGGCTATGCTAATGGAGACTTAATATACATTACAGATGTAGTGGGTATGACAGAGATTAACGATAGGATAAAATCTTATATAGTACAAGGAGTTACAACTAATACTTTTACCTTACAAGATAAAGATGAGGTAGCGGTTGACACAAGTGGATTCAGTGCTTACTCTAGTGGAGGCTTTACGCAAAGGGCAGACGATGAAGCTATAACAGAAACACATTCTATAAGGATAACAGCATTTACTTCTACAACAGTGGTGGATGGTACTATAGAGAGTAGTACAAGCCCTTTAAGTTCATTGGTACCTCAGTTAGATTGGAGATTAGGAGTATTCTCGGAAACTACAGGGTATGCAGAAAAACTTACATATTATCAGCAAAGATTGATAGTAACTAAAGGGGAAGATGTCTTTGGTTCTCAGACAGATGATTTTACCAATTTTGATGAAGGGGAAGCAGAGGATTCCGAAGCTTTTCAATATACGGTAGCATCAGGGGAAGTTAATAATATAAGATGGGTATCTGGAGGATCAAGAAGATTACGCATAGGTACAGAAGGCGGTGTACTTTCCCTTTGGGGTGGAAGTTCTAACACAGCTTTAACACCTACGAATGCTATAGCTAACATAGAAACAACAATTAGATCTAAGGGAGTTAGACCAATAGGAATAGGAAATAGCACACTGTTTCTACAAAGAAGTGGTAAAATACTTAGAGAATTAGTATATAGTTTTGATAC